CTGTGGCAAGTGTGCTTAATCAAAGCGCAGCAAGATCACAGGGATTGTTAGTCGGAACAACAGTAGGTAGATAATGACTGCTTGGTCACCAGTTTGGAAACTCACAGTAGCAGGAACTGAATACACAAACATTGCAATAAGTGATATCCAGCATCAGGCTGGTCGAACAGATATTTACCAGCAACCTAACCCTTCTTATATTCAAGTTAGTTTTGTGGCACTATCTGGTCAAACATTGCCATTTGCAATTAACGATAGTTTTGTTTTGCAAGTTAAAAACACATCAGGAACTTATGTGAACATCTTTGGTGGAGATATTACAGATATAACTGTGAGTGTGGGGGCCACTGGATCGGTTGCAACTGTTGTCCAATACACAGTGCTTGCAATGGGATCACTTGTTAAATTATCAAAAGAATTATATTCAGGCACGCTTTCGCAAGATGAAGATGGCGATCAAATTTATGCTTTATTGTCTAGCGTATTACTTGGAACTTGGACTGATGTGCCGGCAGCTTCAACATGGGCAACTTATTCAGCAACTGAAACATGGGCTGATGCGGTAAATCTAGGACTTGGTGAGATTGATCAACCAGGCTTATATACAATGGAAAACAGAGCAGCCGATGTAGATACCATTTTTAACATTGCTCAATTGATAGCAAACTCAGCATTTGGATATTTATATGAGGACAATGAAGGCAATATCGGATACGCAGATGCAGACCACAGACAAAATTACCTATTGACCAATGGATATGTTGATCTTGATGCTCGTCAAGCATTAGGTCAAGGACTTAGCACTATCACCCGATCAGGTGATATTCGCAATGATGTATTTATAAATTACGGCAATAATTTTGGATCTCAAAAAACTGCAACATCAACAAGTTCAATTGCAACCTATGGCTACAAAGGCGAGAGTATCAATTCAGTTCTTCATGATGCGACTGATGCTCAAGCTGTGGCAGATCGATATATTGCTCAAAGAGCCTTTCCTCAACCAGCATTCCAAAGCATTACATTCCCAATTACAAATCCAGACATTGACAATAGTGATCGAGATAATCTGCTGGGCGTATTCATGGGGCAACCTCTAAACATCCAAAACCTACCTGCTCAAATTTCAAGCGGTGTATTTGAAGGATATGTTGAAGGCTGGTCATGGAGCACTAGGTTCAATGAATTATTCTTGACAATCAACTTGTCGCCAGTGGCTTATAGCCAAGTGGCTATGCGTTGGAATACGACACCAATTACAGAGGCTTGGAACACTTTAAGCCCAACATTGACATGGGAATACGCTACAATCGTATCCTGAGAATAGGACAAAATGGCAACCACTACTAATTATGGCTGGACAACACCAGACGATACCGCGCTGGTCAAAGATGGCGCAGCTGCTATTCGCACGCTTGGATCATCAGTTGATACAACAACCAAAAACTTAAACCCATCAACAACTCTGGGCGATATTGAATATCGTTCATCAACTGCAAATGTAAATACAAGATTAGGAATTGGATCTACTGGTAATGTTTTAACTGTCACAGGTGGCGTTCCCACATGGGCTGTTCCTTCGGGAGCTGGTAGCATGACAGAAATTGCTAGTGGAAGTTTAAGTTCAACCTCAGTTGTATTAAGTTCAATTCCTCAAACATATCGGCATTTATTTCTTTATGTTAAAAATGCACAAGTTAGCAATTTGACTTTAATGATATTTAGATTAAATGGCAGTACTTCTTCAATTTACACAGAAAAAGGATTTTCATTAAATAACACAGTTTTCCGCAACAATGTTAGCCAAGCCTATTTTAGCCCAGCGACCCAAGAAGTAAATATACCAACTGGCGCAAATAATGATACTTATAGTTTGTTTATTGAAGAATATACTCAAACTGCATATAAAAACATAACAACATCAATGAGAGATTCTGCTAGTGATGGTGCTGAAAGTTACAATACATTCAACAATTTTGCTAGTACTACAGCGATTACATCAGTAACCATAGCAGGATCAAACGGAACTTCAACATTCAGCGCAGGAACTTACGCACTATATGGAGTCAAATAATGGCAAACACAAAACCACAAATTACAGTAATCAATGTTGAAACAGGCGAAGAAATTATTAGAGATGCAAACGCAGACGAAATAGCACAAATCAAATTAGATGCTGCTAATGATGAAGCAAGAAAAGTTGAAGCCGAAGCAAAAGCAATTGCCAAAGCAGCAATTCTTGATCGTCTTGGTTTATCTGCTGATGAACTTCAAACGATACTTGGCTAATGAAGGCTTGGTTATCTAAAGCTGCTGTTCAGTTTAGAGAACAAACTGATGATTGCTTCCCAGAGCGTATGCGTCAATCTGATGGGTGGATTGGTGATACTCGACATAGCACAACAAAGTCTGACCACAACCCAGACTGGTCATCAAATGGTTGTGTTAGAGCAATTGATATTGACGCTAGGCTTTCTGACGACAAAGGGCTTTCAGCGTATTTGGCAGATCAGATTAGATCCTACGGGAAATCTAGTGGGCGTATCAGTTATGTAATCCATCAAGAGAAAATTGCATCACCTTTGATGGGTTGGCGTTGGCGTAAATATAAAGGCTTTAATAAACACAATCATCATATCCATGTATCTTTCAAAAAAGATCAGGACAACAATTTAGCGTTCTTTGATATCCCACTACTAGGAGGCAAATCATGAAACTAACTAACAAACACAAGGCAGCAATTAAGTCATATCTAAGAGCTGTTGCAGCTAGTGGTATCACAGTCTTATTGGCAATCGTTGCTGATATCCGACCAGAGTTAGCAATCCTTGCTGGTGCTTTAATCGCACCTCTTGCTAAAGCAATTGATCCAAATTCAGGAACCGAAGCTGATTACGGCGTTAATGCAAAATGACACCGAACGAATTGGTTGGATTAAGCGTTGGTCTTTGCGCCATCGCAACAAGTTTATTAGTGGGTCTGCGCTGGGTTATTAAGTCATACCTGCAAGAACTCAAACCTAACGGTGGCTCAAGTATGAAGGATCAATTAAGCAGATTAGAACAGCGTGTTGATGATCTGTATTCTCTAATCGTTAAGCGATAATTTATTTTATGGCGAACACACGCAAATCATCGAAACGCAAAAAGATCAATAGGCGTATCGTTCGCCGTTCTCCTGATCCTTTAACTAAATTGGATCAATGGTATATCGCAAAACATGAAATGTTTAGAGCTGCAAGAAAGGCTGGTTTTAGCGAATCAGTTGCGCTTTATCTAATGGATAGCCCTGAATCAATGCCTGATTGGATTGTAGGCGATACGGGAATTATCCCTGTTATTCCAACTCCCGATGAGGATGAAGATTAAAGCCAACCGTAGATATTTAGTAACGCCTGACTTGCAGATCCCTCTGCATCACCCACAAGCTGTTAAGAACCTCATTAAAATGAGCAAGCATGAGAAGTTTGATTATGTATTAAATGTTGGTGATGAACTAGATATGACTTCCCAATCGCGTTGGGTAAAGGGAACAAAAACTGAATTTGCAGAAACCCTTGATGAAGAAAGAACTATTGCTCAGAACATTCTTTATGATCTAGGCACGACTGACATTATTAGATCAAATCACACCGATAGATTATTTACGACCCTTCTCAAAGGTGCTCCATCATTACTTGGATTACCTGAGTTAGTATATGAAAAGTTTATGGCTTATTCAGATTTAGGCATTCGATTCCACAAAAGAGCTTATGAGTTTGAGCGTGGCTTTTTTTTGGCTCATGGCGATGAAGGGGTTATGTCTAAGCATGCTGGCATAACTGCCTTAAATCTTGCCAAAAAGTGGGGTAATAGCGTTGTTTGTGGGCATACCCATAGACAGGGTGCTGTAAGGCATCAAACTGGCTTAAACGGGCGTTATTCAACGATTTGGGGCATTGAGGCAGGTCATCTAATGGACATGAAGAATAAGGCAAGTTACCTCAAATATGCCTCAGCCGATTGGAACATGGGGTTTGTTGTGCTTAGTTTTGGCAAGAAAGGCATGAGCGTTGAAGTAGTGCCAGTTAATCACGATGGCTCATTCAGCTACAATAAGCGTTCTTATGGGTCTTGAAACCGATTATAAGCACCGCACGATTGATGACCATATCGATGATCTTGAGGATATTAGCGTTATCTAATCGTTATAAAACACGCCGAAAAACAATTCGCTTAAAGCCTTGATTTAGGTCAAACTTTATGTATTCACAGAGATACTGTGGATATGTAGGGAGCGACATGTTACTAGATACGGGCAGCCGAGAAGCTGCTTTAGACTATGCAGATAGAGGTTGGGCTGTATTGCCTTTACTGCCTAAGAAAAAAGATCCGCACTTTGACTTAGCGCAAAGGGCTTATCTATCAGCTACAACCGACCAAGAACTTATCAACTTTTGGTTTGATTATGATGAAAAAATCAACATTGGCATTGCCTGTTATCAATCAGGTCTAGTTGTCTTTGATATTGATTACCGCAACGGAGGCGAGTTATTGCCTGAGTTTGAGCCAACATACACAGTCCAGACTGGTGATGGCTTACACCTTTATTACACAGCTGATAAGTCTGATGTGTTCAAGGGTAAATTAACTGATGGCATTGATATCAAATGGAAAGGGTATGTTGCTGCTGCACCATCTATACATCCGTCAGGTGCAACATATAAAGTAATCGATGACAGAAATCCTGTTGCGATGCCTAAAGTAATAAGGGAGTGGGCTACAAAATGATTGAAACGACAGCACCTTGGATCGTGCTTTATTGCATTCTTGGTTATTTTATTGGTTGGGGCATTTACTCAACAATCAAAGATAACGCATTCCAATCAGGATATTGGAAAGGTCGTAAAGACGGTTATGACATGCACCGCAGGATTACAGATGCCAAGCGAGATCAAGTATTTGACTATGACAAAAACTGAAAGCCTGTTTGATGAGGTCATTACTACGATCCAACAGCGCGGAAGTGTCTATGGACATCCATACTATAACCACAAAAGAATTGCGGGCTTATGGTCTGCATATCTCGACTTCCCAATCACACCGCACCAAGCTGCTTTATGTATGGCGTTGGTCAAGGTTTCTAGGCTTAGTGAAACCCCAGATCATTACGACAGTATCAAAGACTTCATTGCCTATGGATCTGTCTATAAAACTGTGCTTGATGCAGTCCAAGATGAAAACTGGGAGGACTAATAATGGCTTTTAATCTTGAGGATTATGAGGATGTGGCTACTTTAAACAAGTGGTTTATTCAAAACTTTCCGCTTGGTAGATCGGACATATCTGTCATCAGCCATGATCCTGAGAAAGGTTATATTTTGGTTCAGGCTACTTTATGGCGAGATGCAAAAGATGCTTCACCAGCGGTTTCTAACATTGCATTTGGATCTAGGGAAACTTATATTCCAAATATGAAAAAGTTTTATTGCGAGGATACAGCTACATCCAGCCTTGGTCGCGCAATAATCTTGCTTAAAGGATCTGATAAAACTGCAACTAAAGATGATATGAGAAAGGTTGAAAATGCACCGGTCAGAAATCTCTATGGTAAATCTGGTAATTCACAAACTATTGAAACTGCTTTACGAAAAGCATTTAATGATGATGACAAACCAACTGATCCGAAAGCGTGGTCGGTTGGAGAAGTTGTCGAAACAATTACACAGAACAAACCTAAACAACAAGAATGCTCACATGG